TTTGATCCAACTGCAGGAGTTCCTGTTGGTGCAAATTTAACAATATATGGTGGTTCAGCACTAGCTGCTGATTTTAACATAGTTGATACTGGAAGCACTGCGTATGATTTAAGTGGATTTACTGGATCATCTCAGATGGCAAAAAGTGTATCTGTTGGAGCAACTTTAGGTTCTCAAGCAACTTTTACTGTAGGATTTACTAGTGCTGCTGACGGAAAAATAAGAGTATCATATGGTGCTACTCAGACTGGAGCATTGACTGAGGGGAGATATGTATATAATGTTTTGATAAGTACAGGATCTACTGTATACAATATTATAAATGGTAATGTATATGTGTATGCTGGAATATCCTCGTCACCGGGGTCTGTTTAACTAAATATGGTTAGAGGTATAGTATAAATGGCACAACCAACCAGTAGATCAGAATTAATTGAATACTGTAAGAGACAATTAGGTGCTC